GCGCGACTTTGGCCGCTTCATGAACGGCTGGCTCAACCGGGCCGCGTCAGATCGCCGCAGCAGCAAAGCGCCCACCACCAAAGCCGACCGCCGCGAGGCGTTCATGGAAGGGCTGTTCGGCCCGGCGAGGAGAAACGATGTCGTTGACGTTGACGCAACCCTCGTCGGCTGATGCGCAACCGCTGCGGCCCGATTGGGTCAAGGCGCTGTTTGCCAAGCTGTCAGCCCGGTACGGCACGCTGTTCGCCGACCGCTACGCCGGGGTCCCCCAGGACGTGCTGATTGCCGAATGGGGCGCCGAGCTCGCCGGATTCACAGGCGAGGACATCCGGCGCGGCCTGGACGGCTGCCGTGAGCTGAAGTTCCCGCCGACGCTGCCCGAGTTTCTGACGCTGTGCCGGCCGCCCATCGAGCCGCACACGGCCTTCATGGAGGCCATGCGCAACATGCGCGAGCGTGACTTCGGCAAGAACCCGGCGTGGTCTCACCCGGCGATCTATTGGGCGACCGTCGAGGTCACCTACTACGACATGCGCCAGAGCACCTACAGCACCATCAAGGCGCGGTGGGAGCGGGCGCTGGCCGACCAGTTGCGACAACGCTCCTGGCCGGACATCCCCCAGGCGCTGGTCTCGCTGCCGGCGCCCTCGAAGGGCACGGGACCGTCTGAAGCGGTCCGCGCCCAGCTCGCCAACATCATCAAGTTCAAGCGCATCCCATGACACCGCAACACAACCCCCAGGCCGCCCGCGCCCTGCGCGACATCGGCACCCAAGCTGCCCTCGACTTTGCCGGCGACGATTGGCGTGAGACCGCCATCGAGCTGTGCACACGATTCTTCCGCGTCCTGCATGCGCACAATCCATGCGCAAGCGCACTGTTCGAGGTGGCCAAGGCCTACGCCCTTGAGATGGGCCTGGAAGACCCGCCCAGCAACAACGCCTGGGGCGGCGTGTGCCTCACCATGGCCCGGCGCGGCATCATCAGCAAAACCGGCCAGTACGCCAACAGCGCGAGCATGCGCTCGCACAGCCGGGTCAATCCGCTGTGGAGGCTCGCATGACCGACGACGACTTCCGCAGGGCGTGCAACACGTTCGGCTTCGCGCCGTCCCGCGCTCTGCGCGAGCTGCTGGACAGCGTGACCTCCCAGGCGGTGCTGGCCGAGGGCGAAGCGTGCGCCGGGGTGTGCGAAACCTACGAGACGGCCTGCATCGACCAAGACGCGCTGAACACCGCCAAGATTTTCACCCACTGCGCCGCCACCATCCGAGCCAGGAGCAAAGCATGATGCCGGCCACCGCGTTCCAAGGCGAGCTGATGCTCGCGGGCTGGAGTGAGACCCACACGGGCGGATCGAAGGTTACGTTCTGGCTGCCCGACGCCAGTGCGCTCGACACCTTCCGCACCATGACAGTCCGCAAGGGCAACACCGCCGGCCAGCGCTTCATGTGCGTCCTGGTGGAGCTCAACGACGACGACACGCCCAAGGCCCAGGAGCCCGACAAGCCCAAGGGCGGATCGCTGGCGCAGTCGGCCGGCGTGATCTGTGGCACCGAGGAGTTCCAGCAGTTCGTGGACAGCCGCTATGGCTACGCCATGCGCACCGCCAACCAGCACGAGGCGGCCGACTACATCCGTGACTTCTGCCGCGTCAACAGCCGTGTGGACCTAGATCACTCGCCGACAGCCAAGCAGTTGTTCGCGCAGCTCATGGCCGACTACCGTGACTGGCAGAGGGGCGCGTGAGCACATGGGCCGCGTGGCGGCGCTGGGTTGCATCGTCTGTCGTCGCCTACGTCTGGGCGATTCTCCTGCCGAGGTACACCACATTCGAGAAGGCCAAGGGCGGCAACGCGCCTCGGACTTTCACACCATCCCGCTGTGCTACCCCCACCACCGGGGACAAGACGGCATCCACCACATAGGCACCAAAGCATGGCACCGACGATTCTGGACCGAGCGGGAACTGTTGCAAGAGGTTCTGGCGGACCTCGGCGTTACGCCAGAGGGCAGCGCAAGCCCGGCACGATGAACAAGCTGGAGGCCGACTACGCCGCTTACCTCAAGACTGTGCAGCAGGCCGGCGAGATCGACTGGTTCGCCTACGAGGGCATCAAGCTGCGCCTGGCCGACAACACGTTCTACACGCCGGACTTCTTCGTCATGGGCGACAACGGACTGTTGGAGTGCCACGAGGTCAAGGGGTACTGGGAGGACGACGCTCGCGTGAAGATCAAGGTGGCGGCCGCGCTGTTCCCATTCGCCTTTCGCGCCGTCACCCGCGTGGCCAAGAAGGATGGGGGCGGCTGGAAGTTCGAGTTCTTTTGACTGTTCAGAACAGCTACCGCAACAGTTGCCAAGCTCCCCGCCGGGTCACAAAATGAGGCCATGGCAACACACCATCAGGAGCCCCTGCAATGAGCATCGCAACCATGGTTCTCGGCGAGTCCGGGACCGGCAAGTCCACCAGCCTGCGCAATCTGCACCCTGCCCGCACGCTGCTGATCCAGACGATTCGCAAGCCGCTGCCGTTTCGCAGCCAGGGTTGGAAGGTCAGGGCCTCGATGAAGGCCGACGGCAACATCATCCAGACCGACAGCGCCGAGCTTATTGAGCGTGCCATGCGCACGTTGCCGCACGAGATCGTCGTCATCGATGACTTCCAGTACATGCTGGCCAACGAGTTCATGCGCCGGTCGGACGAAAAGGGCTTCGACAAGTTCACCGACATCGGCAAGAACGCCTGGAACGTCCTGCGAGCCGCGACCGATCTGGCCGACGACCGCCGCGTCTACATCCTCTGCCACACGGCCACCGATGACCTGGGCCGCACGAAGATGAAGACCATCGGCAAGCTGCTGGACGAAAAGATCACGCCCGAGGGCATGGTCACGATCTGTCTGCGCACCATGGTGCGCGATGGCCAATACATGCTGGCCACGCAGAACAGTGGCAGCGACACCACCAAGAGCCCGATGGGCATGTTCGACGAGCTGCTGATCCCCAACGATCTGGCCGCCGTCGATGAAGCCATCTGCACCTACTACGGCATTGGCGTCGAAGTCGAACGCGAAGCCGCCTGATCTCCCACGGTCACGGCGCCGCCGCGAAAGAGCGCCGCATCCCAACCTGAAAGAAGACCATGAAGACCTACGACCTCAACACCAACAACGCCCGCGCCGCTGGCATGTCCACGCGCATCACTGAGAAGGGCGCGTACATCGGCAAGTTCACCCGCGCTCAAGCTATCACCGCCAAAAGCGGCGCCGAGGGCATCGAGTTTTCCTTTGAGTCCGACGACGGGCAGAGGGCCGATTACCTGTCCATCTGGACAACCAACAGGGACGGCAAGGAGCTGTACGGGCGCAAGGTACTGGACGCCATCATGACCTGCATGAAGGCCCGCTCGATCAGCGCGGAGCCCACGCCGTTCAAGCGCAACGACGGACAGACCGAGATGGTGCCGCAGTTCCGCGCCCTGCTGGGTCGCGTCGGGGTCTTCCTCGTGTCCGAGCAGTACGAGAAGGACGACGGCAGCGTCGCCTCCAAGATGGCCCTGGTGCTGCCCTTTGAGGCCGACACCAAGCGCACCGCCGCCGAGGTGCTCGACAAGGCCAGCGCCGGCAGCTTCGACCGCATCCTGGCCTCGCTGCGCGACAAGCCCCCGCAAGCCAAAACCAGCCAGCGCCGCGCTGCGGCCGCCCAGCACACCAACACGGGCGGCGGCTTCGACGACATGGACGACGACATCCCCTTCTGATCCCACCACCACCGAAAGGACTGAACCATGAAGCGCATCTACCTCGTCGGCACCGGCCAGCAAGTCCGGCTCGTCCGCGCCCCCAATCGCGCCCAGGCGCTCGCTCACGTCGCCCGCTCGACCATCGCCGTGAACGTAGCCAGCCAGGACGACCTCGTGAAGATGCTGACCGCCGGCATCAAGGTCGAAGACGTGTCCCCGCAGGTTGAGCAGACCGAGCTTGAGGAGGCCGCGTGACCTTCTGCACGCCTGAGGAGGCAGTGCGCCGCAAGGCCGCCGAAGTGAAAGCCCGCGTCGAGGAGAAGCGGGCCACGCTGAAGCGGCTGGCCGGGCGCCTGCCGGCGTCTCACCAAATCTGGACTGCCCAGCAGGCCCGTGACTTCAAGACCGCCGCCTCGACTGGCATGACCGCCGCAAACAACCCCCGCGCTACGGAAGCGCTGCTCGACAGCGCGATCCGTCGGCTTGAACAGTTCTATTACTGAGGAGCCCCTGCAATGAGCGAACCCCTGTACGAGATCGTGGCCCGCTATCAGGCCGATCTCGCCAAGCTGCAAGACATGGACCTTCCGCCCGAGGTCGTGCTCGACACCATCGAGGCGATGCAAGGCGCGGTGGAGGAGAAGGTCCGCGCCGTCGTGGCCTTTGCCCTCGACCTGGAGCGTGCCGCCGAGGCCCGCGAAGCCGAGGCCAAGCGCATGTCTGAAGGCGCCCAGCGACTGGCCGACCGCGCCGAGTCGATCAAGATGTACGCGCAGATCGCCCTGATGAACAGCGGCCTCAAGCTGCCGCTGATCGCGCCCGAGTTCACGCTGAACTTGGCCAAGCTGCCGCCCAGCGTGGAGGTCACCGACGCCACCGCGCTGCCCGACAACATGGTGAAGACCACCATATCCATCTCGTTCAGCGGCCGCAGCGAAGCCCTGCGCGACACCATCGCAGCCGCCATGCCGGACGGCTGCCAGTTCGATGCCGACATCAAGCCGGTGAAGAAGACCATCGGCGACAGCCTGAAGGCCGGCGTCATGGTGCCAGGCGCCAGGCTGGCGCCGCTCGGCTACCGACTGACGGTGCGCTGATGATGCGGGCCTGCACTGGTGACTGCGCCCAGGGCC